AATCAGCAGCTTGCGCATGTTAATTAGAGTATTTGCATTGCCCGGAGAGCTGCACGCTGCCAGAATTCGTGATAGTCAGCGAGCCGCCCGGGTCAATGGTCAGGTGTGGCGTTGCTCCGCCGGAATCGGCCAGATAGAGCGAGCCATTCACTACTAATGCATAAGGCCCAGACAAAGGCCCTACGCTGCCATTCACGACATTGTTGAGCGTGAGATTGCTTGTTCCGCCGGAAGTCAGCAGCAATTCCCAGATGTACATGAACGCCGACTTGCTGGGATTCGCAATCACTGTGACTGAGGCCGAATTGCTGTTGATTACTGCCACTTGCGTATTGAATCGGCTTGCCATAGAAGTTTCTCCTTGAGGATGCCCCGGCCCTAAAGCAGTAGAGCCGGGGCTTTTGTGGGGGTAGGGGTTATTCCTCCAGGTAGAAGCTCTTGAGCGTTGCCGTGTTACCAGCGTTTGAGGTTGTGAACACATGCGCAACCTGAAGCAGGAAGGGCGGTTCATTCTTGAAGTTGATGCCCGGAACCGGCTGCACTGTGCCCGTCGACGTCGACGCCTGATACAGATTGACGTTCGATGCCGAGTTCACGTTGATGTTCACAACTTGGTCTGTGCCGTAGGCGGTCAGAATGCCAGAGCCCTGGTCGCCCAGCAATCTGATTTCGGTCAAGAACACGCTAACGCCGCTCACATTCAGCGCCGGCGATGCAGCGCCCACATACAGCGGTTGCGGGATAATCGTTGCATAGCCATTGGCCGAAGTGTTCACCGTAGCACCGGTCGATGCATTCGTTGCCGCGGCGCCATTAATGAAGCCGCCGAATGCGGTCGAGTTTGCCCAGCTCAGTGGCCCGATGATGCCATTGTACTGCGCATTCACCGATTGCACCGAGACGTACTGCCCTACAACGAAGCTGTTATTGGCATTGAACAGCGCGATGCCAGTCCCGCCCGTATTGTAGGTATTCGCTGCGGTGATGTTGGCTGCAGGATACTGCGCCGCGCCGCTTGAGAGCGTGGGATAGCTCACATAGAGGGCTAGCTGAGTTGTGGAACTGACGCCGGCGCTGATGTTGCCAGAGGCGCGGACGATAGTCTGTGAGCCGTCCATGCGCAATGAGCCGGGCGCATTGATGGTGGCCTGATAAAGCTTCGCGGGCAATGCCGCGCCGTTGATGCCGGCCGACAGAATCGCCCCCGTAGGATTCGCCCCCGAAACTGTATTCGGCAGCGGGGTTGCATTGGAAACTACTAGCATGGGATTGGTCCTTGAATCAGTGTTTCGGGGATTGGCACGGATGCCAATTGAGCTGTCGAAGGGCTGACCGGAGTCAGGTTAAAACTTTGTGCGGGCAGGGCTTGATACCTGCTATCCAAATCGCCCGATATTGGGAAAGCGCTAACAGGGCGATCAACTCCTGCGCGTCGGGACGACGGCTGACCGTTTGGATGGGACGTTCCTACCCTGCGTGTCCTTCCACGCCGCCGCACATTTAAATCGTTAGAGGCGCAAAGCCTGCGGGATTCACATGGTTGGGCCCGGGAATGCCGATTGCCGCCTGAGCCGCCATGTCCATCCAGAAATCGACTGAGCCCGTATGCGAGGTCACCGCCCAAGGCAGCAGCCAAGTCTCAAAGCCCAGCGCGCGCGCATCCAGGCAAAAGCGGTAATCCTCTGAATCGTAATACTTAGTTTCGGGATTCACGCCGATACGGAAGAAGTCGTAAGCCCAGAGGCGGTCGCCAAAGAACTTCTCGCCTTCCATCAGGTTATAGAATCGGCTCTGGTCTTCTGCCATCTTCTGGAATACCTTGCGCTTAATCAGCAGCAAGCCGGTGCCGAGCTGCGGGAATTCTACGGGCTCCCAAACGTTGAAGGTAGGCACCATCCCATTCGTATTCACTATCGGGCGGGAGCCCATTCTCGATAGCGCAACCGGATCCTCCACGCCAGCCTTGACTGCCTGCAGAACGTAGCCCCAGTTGATGGTTTTGCACGGGTAAGGGAGGGCAACTATATCGCGGTTCCATGCAATTGCGTCCTTGATGTTCTGCGGATTAAAGCCGATGTCTACATCGAGAAAGAGCAGATGCGTGAAGTGTTCGCCATTCTGGTCTTTATCGAAACAGCAAATATTGCCAAAGCAGTTGCGGGCTCGAGGAATCAGCGATTCGGTCAGCGTTTCGCCGATGGTGTACTTGATTTTGTAATCCTCGAGCAGTTTTATCAGGCCACGCATGGAACGATTGTGCGTGACATAGGTCTGCGCGCCGTAGCAAGGCAGGCCAATCAGCAGGTTGATTTCGTCAGTCTTGAGTGGCGTTTCTGGCTGCTTCATTGTCCAAAGTTTCCGTCATTACCCAATCTACAGGTTTTAACCATACGACTGGCAATATACCGCCGAAGGAAGCCAAATCCATCTTTTCCCAGGGCCCCGATCCTATGCGCCGATACCATGCAGGTGGGTTTTTCACGTAAATATCTTTGATTACAATTGTGCCTTCAATCATGATGGCCCATTGCTCCAGTGGTAAATGTCATTACTCTGCCCGGGCTTGAGCCCTGCAGGAGTCTGATGCAGGCCCGTAACATGGTCGGATACAACTACCCACCATCCTCCCGCCATGTCATTCGGCCCTTGAATGATGGTGCCTTTGGTTACTAGCGTATTCGGCACAAAAGGCTGCGATTTTGGAGGTTTCGGCAATTTCATGCTGCCTTTCTCGCTGTATCGATGACATACGTTGCCAGCGCTTTCGTGGTTAGGTTGTTTTGAAGATGCTGATGAATGGCGTCCATAAGATCAGCCCAAATTACCTGCCCCGCTGTAGATTCAAAGATGCGGCCCGTTTTGTAGTCGCACAATTGCCGCGCCAGCATCAATTCTGTTTTGGGAAGGTTCACCATGATGCTGGGCGGGCAATATTCGAGGTTGGAGAAGTATGGCATGCAGTCGCAGGCCATAATCTCATAATGCCGGAGACAATCCCAGCCTGCCTTCTTGGTTGTTTTCCCAAACAAGGCATGCCGGTATCCGTCGTAATAGCTCGCCTCATCGTCGTAGACGTAGGTCGATGTATCCAGAGGGTCAATCTTGGCGAATAGTCGCTGTTTCTGGCAACCAACTGGCGTAATCTTCTCTGCGGGAATGGCGAACTGAATCGGGTTCACCTTCGGATGCTCTGAATGCAATTCCCGTTTGAAATACACGCCCCACCCGATGCAGTCTCTCATAACCAGCGGGTTATCTTCGCCGTCAATAAGCAGAATCTGCGATGGCGAATAGTGCTTGCGAACTTCGCCAAGGGCTGCATATTCCCTTTGGATCGAGCCGAATACAACATAGTCGAAATAGCGGCTCTGCAGCTTGGCGGGTATATCGCTGCGGTCCACTTCGCCCTCATCGATGAGCCCATAGAGCGTGAAGCCTTTGCCGTAAAGGCCTTTCGTCTCTGCGCCTTTGTACATATAGCCGAGGCGGTTGATATCCACGACTTCCGCACCGAAATGTTCCCGAAGGCCATGAAAGAGCATGTCGCAGAGGTAGTCAGGACCTTGCGCCCCGGAGATATACAGGATTTTCATGCAATCTTTCGCTCTGCACTGGCCGGAATATGCACCGTGAAGTTCGCCCGGTCATCGTCATAGCATTCTTCGACGCAAATATCCAACCTGATTGGTGCTGCGGGCTCCGGCGGTAGGTACTGTCTGGCCCATGTGAAAATCTGCCCAATCTGATTGGAGCTTAGCTTCATGCCGTTGCTTGCGCAATCTGCTCCTCAGCCGCCATGGCATCCAAATCCATCGCCATGCGGTCCGGCTTGACCATCACACCCATGCCTGCATAGCCGGGCAGCTCGTAATGCTCCAGTCCATGCCGATTCGCAAAGGCGAAGAATTCTTCCCGCAAGCCGACCATGTAGAACTCATGCCCGGGCTCGGGATGAATGTCATGCGACAGGATGAGGCCGCCCGGCTTAACCATGGGATAGAAGCGCTCTAAATCCGCCCTATAGCCTTCCCGCGAGTGGTCGCCGTCGATGAGCAGCAAGTCTATCTCAGGCACCTTGAGCTTTGGATTCTGCGAAGATGTTCGGATGAATTTCCACTGCGGGTGTCCGGCAAAAAGATGCCCGCACTCGGCCACATCAACTGATAAGACAACCCCGCCACGTTCGGAAACTCCCGAAAGGAGCGCAGAAGTACTAGCGCCGTCTCGGGTGCCAATTTCCAGGCAAGTTCCTTTGGCATGTTCCTGCAGGAACACTGCGAAGTCTCGCATGTCGCCTTCTTTGCATGCTTGGGCATATCGTCTCGCTACTTTCTCTTGCGGAGACAGTTCCGCAAGGGCTGATTTCACCGTTTTGACGTAATCCCGCGCGGCGAAGTTCTTAAACGGCAGTTTGGTATCTGACGCCGAAACCGCCCGCGAGCACGTCTCTACCAGCTCATCGTACTCTGCCCGGATGATATGCAGGTCGGAATATTCCGCATCGTCTGCGGAGACTTCGCTCACTACGCACTTGTGATTCGCCAATAGATAGCTAACTCGCACAATTTCAAAGAGATTGCGCCCGTCATGATGCACATTCAGGCAGACCTTGGCACGGCTGATAAGCTCATCCCGGCCGCCGCCGTAGCAATGATCTGAGCCGACTACATTCAATCCCGCAGCCCTGAGTTGCTGGATCACCTCCGTCCGGCGCGGCGTCAGCCATCCCAGAAAGAGCACGTCAATGTCTTGCACCTTGGCCTTCGGGATCCGCGTCAGGTTCGGCGTGTATCCAATCGGCACATAACGCACATCTGCGCCTTCCGCGCGCCAAGTCTCATAGTTCGTCTTGGAATAGTCCCAAACCTGCAACCGCTGCCCATGCACTAAGGCTTTTACCTTAGCCAGGTTCGGGTGTGAGGGCTGCTCCAGGTTGTAGATCATTGTGCCCGCCGGCATCCGCTCAGGCTGATTCGGGGCAAGCAACTCTGCGCCGAAAATGATGTTGGTTTCGGTTTTGGAAATCCAGTTTTCGGTGATATTCGCGGCATGCCCCAAGGCACTCAATGCCCAAGAGAGCGATTCCATCACTTCGCGGAATGCCGAAGTGTGCATGAAAGCTTTCGGGCGGATGGCGGTCAGATTGTAATTCATTGCTTAGTTTCTCCTGCCATCTGTAACAAACTGCGCAAGTTATCCGATATTGGCGTTATCTCATCCTGCACCGCCAAAGTCTTGGCTGGCTTGCCATTGCGGATAAGCCCCTTGTACTCCGCATAGAGCTTTGTGGCTTCCAGCCTTACCCGCGGCTCAGTCTCGGGATTCTTCATGATTTTCTTTAGCGAGCCGATGTAGATGTTATCTGCTCTGGGCTTAGCCACGATCCTCGAACCTCTGACACCAGTCGGTAGAGTCTATTGGGTCCATGACCGTCTCGCAGCGCAGATGCGGCTTGCGCGGCCCTATCTTGCGCGCGTCATCGTCCACAATGAAGTGGATGCAGTTGCGGCACTGCTCGCCGCCATGCTGACTGGGATGCTCAAAGCCCACATAGGCATGCGGGGTCTTGGTCAGGCGTTCCATTCAGAATATCCATTCACGAACTGCAGCCAAGGGCTGTTGCCGAGATTGAAGCGCACCAGCCGCGGCTCAACGTGATGCTCATAGCGTAAAATGCCACGCCGCTGCGTTTGCGGGCGATTTGGCAGAGCTTTCCCCATCGCAGTGACGTCGACCATCTGAATCAGTCGGCTGGATACATAGACGGCTAAAAGACGGCGCACGAGCGCCGCCGCGGCATTCTTGCTGACATACCGTTCAGGTTTGCTGAATTGATTTTGGGAATGAGAGATTACGCCGATTCGCATCGGGTCTTGGTCACCGCATGGCGCGGGCATGCCTACTTCGCCGCAATCTTAGCACTGAAAACTTTGGTGTCAAGCATAAAGTCTCTGAGTAGCACAATAGTAACCATCTGCGAAGTCCTTGAGCCCGTAGTGAATATAGTTCTTGACTATGACTATGACTATAGCTAGACTGTATTCATGAAGCCGAAACTGCAGTGCAAGAAATGCCAATACGAGTGGACGCCAAGGACGGACAAGCAGCCCAAGGAATGCCCTCGCTGCAAGAGCCGTTATTGGAATCAGGAGAAGCCATGTACACAGGAACGATAATTCAGCAACTACTCGGCATCGTGCGCCAGGCCGATCCGGAGCCCGATGCTTATGTGATTCTGACCAATGCCCGCGCGCATCTTGCCGACCGCGCCATGGATGAAAACGATATTGCGGCATGGTGGATTCTGGGCGGCCTGCAGGAACTGGTTATCAATGAGGAGAACTGACCATGCACACGCTGATTCTTTTACTGGCAATGGGTTCCATCGGCTCAGATGCCTACGTTACACAGCATGACTGGAGCCAACCGCATGCGCATGAAGTCAACTTTGTGGCGCGGCCCTTCGTTTCGCATGGCACTGGGCTGCGCGCTGGCTACTTCGCCGGATCCGCGGGAAGCCTGTACTTTGCCGACCGGCGTCTTTCCCGCCATCACAAGCACTTAGCCATTGCGCTTGACGTTGCCGTGATTGGCGCAGAATCCTACTGGACGCAGTACAGCATTCGGCATGGGCGAGGCTGGTAATGTCAATCGCATGGGATGTGCGCAAAGTCGATGGTAAGATTACCGTAGTCGGCAAGAATCAGGCCGTAAAGCTTATGCTGCGCTCAAAACGGAATCTCGGCATCTTTAATCGGCTCATGCAACAAATACTCGGCCGTCGCCGTAAGCTCCGCCAGCTTAGCTTCTAGGTCTACCTTTTCCCCTGCATTGAATAAGGCCAGAATGCTCTCATGCCGTTCTGGCCAGTTCTTCCTGAACCATTCGCCGCTCAAGGTTGGGTATTCGTGCCACCATAGATGGCAACCTGCGCACATGGTCAAGGCGTTATCCAGTTCCCAGCGCGTGCATTTATGGCGCCGGCCGATGACATGGCACCATTGCACGTTGCGGGTTACATCATGGCAGCGCACGCAGACGTTGTTATCGCGCTCAAAGCAAGCCAGACGTGCCAGCCGGTCCAGCTCGAGCACCTTCGACTGCCGCTGCCTTGCCTTCTTGCTGCGCCGAATCACCGATTCCTCCATGCCCATGACCCCGGCTCTGCCTCTGCCAGCACCTTTGCCGGCGGCTTGGGCTCGCTCCATGGCAATTGTCTGCTAGGTTCTGTCTCGCTTAACGACCATACCACTACGGCGCGGATGTATAGCGTTTCCTTCGGCTCTGATTGCAGTGGCGCATTTTCCACAAAATATACCCTCCGTGGCCAGATTCCTGCAAACCACTAGAAATACTCGATTTAGGCGGTGGAATTCTTTCAGGTTCGCACAGCGCGTTACTGTGGGGTCCATGTGCTCACCCCCACATTCGCCTCAAAAGCATTATTCACGCGCGCCGTTTCTTCTTTCGTCAGGCGATACCATTCCATTTCATGGTCGAGATACCGCGATTGATTGAAGAACGTTGCCGGATAGGGCGTGAAGCTGTCCCGGTTCCCTGCAGGCGATTCCGCATACTGCCGAGTCTTGGTTATCAGGAACTTGTAGGCATCTTCCCAAACCATTGGCTTGCCGTTCACTTCTCCATCATGCACCCGGGTAATCGCATTCACAATCGCCCGAATTGCAGCTCGCCGCGCAACTTTCCGCGGATATAGGTTATAGATTTGTCCCGCTATTTCTTCAGGTTGAAGTGGCATTCAAACCTTCCTTTCAAAGTGGAGTATTCATTAATTCCTTTATTTCGTGGATGACTTCATCGAGCGACTGCGTGATTTGCTTATTTCTAAACCGCACGATCCTATAGCCGCGGCGCCATAAGAATTGACTCCTCGCTTCGTCGTACTCTTTTTGCTTATCATGTACGCAGCCATCAACTTCAACCACTTTCTTGTAGGGGATTAGTACGTCTACGATATAAGGACCAACAACCGCCTGAGGTTCAAAAGTAATCCCCTCTTTCGTTAAGGCGTCGTACAATATCGCTTCGTGTTTGGTCGGATTAAGTCTCATAGACTTTGCCAATAAATGCTTCCATTTGTGCTTGCATTCGTCTGAATAACATTTGCCCGACTTTAATTTCTTTTGGATTTTCCGAGCTGTTTTCAAAGCTCTTCTAGCTTTACGATTTAAATCGTATTGTTCTCTGTAGCTCATAAAGTCATCCTTTGATGGAGAGTGGGCACGCGAAGACCAAAGGCCCTGGAACTGCGGCCAATCTCGGTCTACGCGCATCCTCCGACGGAGCCGGGGCTTTCGCGTGCGTTCTACCCCTCGTATATGTAGGCCATGCCGAAATCTCTATCGGGTTAGGCCCTAGCCTTAACGAGATCGAGGGAGGCTCATCGCAGCCCCAAAGCTCCCGCTGCCCGTTTCCAAGCAGAAATCTTGCAAAGACATTGGCAGGGGAGTAGGATGGGTTCGCCGACCAATCCATTCTCCGCTGCAAAGCGAAAGCCTCGGTTCATCGCCGAGGCTCTTTTCTTTCCCATAATTCCGAATTGTGTGGCCAGATGACATTAGAGACCTAAGACCGCCGGGCCATCTGGGTCTCAAGCAGAGGCCCGGCTCTTGGAGAACCGCACGCCCATGAAAACGTGCGAGAACATTCATACAGCCTTTCCCGTTTGTTCGTCAAGCGAATACTGTATGGCGCATCTTTGCGCTTGTTTACCAATCAGATGCGTGGCGTAAAGGCCTGATTTTCCTCATTCTGCACAGGGCGTAGTACGGAAATCGTAACAAAAGTGCAGAAAATAATCCTTGACATATTTATTGAAGTCTATTAGCTTTCCTGCCATGCCAGATACAGACCAGCGCCGCAATGAGAACATGCAGGCCCTCATGACGCGGGACGAAAGGCAGCGGATTGAGTGGCTTGCAGAGCAGGAGCAGCGCACCATGAGCGATATGCTGCGCGTCCTGATATTAGACTCCTTGAAGGTCTGGGAGAAGTCGAATCCCGGGCGGAAGCGGAGAATGAAGTGAAAAAGAACCGCACCTTTTTAGAACACAGCGAGCGAGATACCGTGAACTGGTGGCTTTGTGGCATGGGGTCTGCTATGCGCCGCCCTGTGGGCAGTTGTGATTGCCGCTGCCTTCAAATTCAGCCCGTTACTCCAGAGGATACTGCGATGATTTGCCTAAAGTGCAAGATTGGTTGTTTTGACCCTTTTTGCTCGCTGTGTGGCGGGAAATCGCAACCGCATGTCTGCGCCTGTGGCTATCAGAACCTGACGTACTATCAGAAATTCTGCAGTAAGTGCGGCCGCCCAGCTCCACCCATCCCGCGGCCCGATGACTACACGATTCTCGACAAAGTGAGGGATGAAAGTGTCCAAGAATGAGCAGCTTGCAATCCCGACTCCGGCCGTACCAGCCCTTCCGCCCAATCCAACCGAGATGGACTTACTAGGCCTGGCGCTCTCGAATAACTCAGCCATCGACGTAATCGAGCGCATTGCCGCATTGCGGGAGAAGGCAGTCGCCCGTGATGCAGAAACGCAGTTTAACGAAGCCATGACCCAGGTGCAGAGCGAGCTGGGCACAGTGGCGCCGGATTTGACGAACCCGCAGACACATAGCAAATACGCCTCGTATGCCGCCATCGACAAGAAAATCCGCCCAGTCTATACCCGGCACGGATTCAGCTTATCGTTTGATAGCGGCGACAGCCCTTCCCCGGATACGGTGCGCGTGGTTTGCTATGTGTCTCACCGGGCAGGACATACGCGCAAGTACACCGGACCGCCAATGCCAGCAGATGGCAAGGGCGCCCGAGGCGGCGACGTCATGTCCAAGACGCATGCCACAGGGGCGGCAATGTCCTATGGCGCGCGCTATCTGCTGAAATACATCTTTAACATCGCTGTTGGCGAGGAAGATACGGATGGCAACGATTCTTCTCTGCCGGTGCCTGAGGATGAAATGGTGCGGGCCCTTGATGCCATTGCCAACTGCAACGATATGCAGGAGTTGATGAAGGTTTACAAGGCGGCATACAAGGTTGCCAGCGACAACAACGACAACGAAACCATGAAGGCCTACATTGCGGCGAAAGACCGGCGCAAGAAGGAGCTGCAGCAATGCCCTTCGTAGACGTAGACCAGCATTCCATTGAATGGCTCAAGATGCGCACCGGCGTAACGACCGCCTCGCGCATGTTCGATATTGTCGACCGCCTCAAGCGCAACTCAGGCAATGGCACGCGAGGCGATTACAAAGCCTCGCGCCGCAACTACATGATTGAGCTTATTTGTGAACGGCTCACCGGCCGCGCCTCAGACCATTACGTTACCGACTGGATGGCACGCGGGCAGGATGATGAGCAATTGGCCCTTGCCGCCTATGAGATGGAAACGGATGAGATTGTAGAACCTGGCGGATTCTATCTGCATGATTCGATCGAATATTTCGGAGCATCGCCCGATGCCAGGATTGGCAAGATTGGGCTGCTCGAGCTAAAGAACCTGAAGCCGGAAAATCACTACGAGATCATTCGCGGCGGCATGATTCCGGAGAAGTTCATTTGGCAGATGAATGCCCAACTAGCCTGCGCTCCGGAGCGGGAATGGGTAGATTACGGCTCCTATTGCAAGGAAATGCTGTCGCCCAAGCTGCGCCTGTTCATCCGCCGGCATCACCGGGACAAGGAGCGCGTGGCAGAAGTAGAGCAGGAAGTGCAGAAGTTCAATGCGGAAATTGCCTATGAGCTTATGGAGCTATCCGGCGCGCAGTTGACGGATGCAGTGGCGGTGGAGAAGTGGAAACGAGAAGAATGAAAGACGTTACTCCGGAGTTGAGAGTAGCGGTGCGGCGTGGAGAGCTACATGAAACGGTCCGCGGAAGCGATCCACGACTCGGCACGTTCCGACTGCCGTGCAGTCAGAGAAGTTCTGACCACCGCTACTCTGAGTTTCGGGTTGAGTGGAAACGGGAGGCAGAGTGACAAACATGAAAACCGTCAGAGCCAAGTTCGGAAACCTGTCGCCTCTCGTTCACGAGTAGCGGCGGTGGAGAAGTGGAAACGAGAGGCCCAATGAAAGGCGACTTGAATACCAGTAATTTGTGGGAAGTTCGAGCATTTTTCACTAGATGGCATGGCATACCTGCAAATGAACAAGGGTTTTTCTATGCCTGCGAATCGATTCAAGAGGCCATGGAACTGTTTCGGCGCACTCACGATCACGGAGAAATTGTGGGCATTAAGGCAGTCGGGAAAGTTCAGTACGAAGTTAGCTGAGTGGAAACGGGAGGCAGAGTGACATGGGAACGTTGCAATTGATCGGATGGCAAGGCGAGAAGACGCGGGAAGTTGCCTATATACCGACTTACTCGGAGCACTTCGTGGTAACTCCCTATGTGGCGATTGACGGCTTTTGGGTGGTGACACATAAGAAGTCCACGGCCAAGGCAGCGGGGCCGTTCGCTACACCATCCGAGGCTAGCCTCGTGGCTGCCATATTCGGCGCTTTAGACATGCCGTGGGACTCGTTCACTTCGATGGTTTCGCAGCAGAACGGCTCCCCGGAGATGAAAAAGACGTTCCAGGATGCGTGGAGAAAACAGCCGGAAGAAATCAAGGCATGGCTCAAGGCCAGCCATTGAGCATATCGAGAGTGAGTATGCACGCATGGAGAGAGCGGGGGCAGAGTGAGCAGCGGTTAACGAGACCGCTGGTCAAAAGGAGGGGTAGTGGAAAAGCATAAAGCGAATAAATTTACAGACACTCCGCTCACCATCGCCGCAGATCGCAATTTGTTGTTCATGGCTATCGGCGTAGAGCAATTTGCCTATGCATATGAAGAGAGTCCGGATAACAACCCTTACGTAGACGAAAAGCATGACTTCGTTCGTCAGTGGAAAGTTGAGAGTCCCGCTCAATTCGCCAGAGATGTAGCGAAAGCACTCCGCTTGGAACTGTTGGCCGAACGGGAAGACGGAAGCACTCCGCTATCTGATTTGCTTGACGCTGCTTGTATTCGCGCCATTGAGGACGGTAGTGACGCGGTAGTGCAATACAAGCCAAAACCCGTCCATGTGTGCAAGCCGAGTTGCCATAATCCGTGCTTGCTAGACGACTGACACGCGGTTCACGACACCACTCGCCACAAGTAAGCCCGATGGTGGGTAGTGGCCCCGAAAGCAACTAACCAGGGGCAAAGGATTGTAGAGAAAGGGGCAGGTGAGCAATGAGCACAGCCAAAGCACACACGCCGGGAGAGTGGTACGTAGGACATGACGAAGTTGGGCAAGGGCTGCTCGTCTTTTCTCCAGAAGGCGCGGCAGTAGCTAATTGCGGATTCCGTCACGGTACCAAACGATCAGAGGCTGAAGCCAATGCACGCCTGATCTCTGCCGCTCCGGACCTGCTGAAAGCTCTGGAAGCAGTTCGCCAATCCATCCTTGATGACGCTCGGCCTATGACCAATAGGCAACATGACGCCATCGTTAAAGCTGATACAGCTATCCGGAAAGCGAGGGGCCAATGAGCGAACAGGACACGGAGAAGATTTTAGCGGCAATCCCATGGCGCTGTTTTCACTGCGATTTCATCACGACCGATCCTGCTGAAGCCGCTGCCCACTTCGGCGAAGTTGATGATCCCGAGGAGTTCACGCCCATATGCAAGTGGTGGGCTGGCATGCCGGACAGTGAACGGGCGGAAACTCTACAGGACACACTGAAGCAACTGAATGCGGAACGCGACGAGAACGCACGCCTGCGGATGCGAGTTGAGGATCTGGAATATCAGGTAGAGGGCCAGATTCACGCCATCCATTCCTACAAGCCATTCCGCGAGGCAAACTGCCGCACCATCTACGACATTTTCTGCCTCTACGACAGCATGGAAGGCCGCGCACTGGCTGCGGAAGAGAAGGTGACCAAATGAGCGAACAGGAAAGCGCCGAACGAGAATGTTCATTCTGTGGAGCACGAGGCGGGTCTGATGCGTGGTTATTTTTTCACTCCAAGGTGCATCAGGCACGATTCACGAACAATGGCGCTGAGCTTGGATTGAATCGCGTTCCATTCTCCGTTATGGCTGCCATCGCGCAAGTGATGGACGAGTACGCCGCATCTCGGTTAGCTGCGGTGACGGCGGAACGGGATGCACTGAAACAAGCGCTCGAACGGCTACATGGAGCGTGCGAGCACGTTAAAGGCACGGGAATAACACTGGCGCAATGGAACACCGTAATGGCCGAGGCCGAGAGTGCGCTTGGGATAACGGAGGATAGTCATGGATGACGCGAAGGTGCGACTCCATTCCATCAAACGTGACCTGTCCGCAATTCGTAAAGAAATCACATACTTGCACAAAGCGTGCAATCCGGAAGATCGAGTGGGCGAACTCGAACGCGCCATCCACGCAATCGTCGGCAATGCGGAGCGTGTTATCCGAGAGGGAGATGATCCGCTTAGCCCACTCTTGCCGTGGATCGTGCAGAGAGGCAGAACCGCACTTATGAGGGCCTGTACGGAGGAGGAGGACAAAGACAATGGCTGAGTATCTAATCTATTCGGGTAGCACAACTGACGGCAAAATCTACTACCAACGAGTCTGCTCTTGCGGCAAGCAGAATACGGCGGGAATCTGTGAGCACATCAA